ATCTCCTGTTTTCATTGGTCGGCCTCCTTAAATCGATCTCTTCGACTTCAACTCTCGGATTAGCTTTGTCAATAAAGAACCGATCTCGCAGTTCTACAATGTGATCCCAGTTGTCGTTTTCTAAAAATTCAGCCTTTTGCATGCCGTCAAAGATAAACTTGTGCTGAAACGCGATGTTGTCCGGATCTGTTCGCTTGTCATACCAGTACCAGTCGAAGCTTAGAGGTTTCCCCCATTGAAATTTAACGCCCTGATTCATCGCTTTTCTAACAGCCAACATTACCGTTTCCGTTGCTTGTTTCTTGACTTTTGCTCCGCCGAACATATTGCCTCGTTCAATTTTGATGTACTGGTTAAGAGTCATGAGGGGCAAAGGAATAATGATCCTGTTCACGCTGGCTTCACGTCCTTCAGATAGTATTGACGTTGCTTTCCATCAACCATCTCAACCGTTGTGATTAGCTCTTGGGGTGCCTTGCCATCAAAAGCAACTGGCTTGTTGATGTCTTGACGTTCACCTCTGGCGTTGTATCGCTCGATTCTGATGATTCGTGCCACACCGCCAATATCACGCACGCCCATGAATACTCGATCAGGCACTATAACCAGATCACCAACCATCATTTTCGTTTTAATTGCTTGCATTTGAATATTCCTCCTGTAGTTTCTTGTATTATTCCTCGCTAAATATCTAACGACTCGCAATCTCTTCATGGCCGTTGTTACGGCTTGGCAACTTGATCTCAAACTCACTTGCAACTCGCTTCACGAACGTTGTTGACTTCCCGATCCGTTTTGCAACCTCTGTTAGTGTTTTGCTCTTGCTTGCCGCCTCAGCAACTTGTACTGCATACTTCTTACGGTTAGCTTCCCCGCGTTTGTTTACAGCCTTGATGCTGCTGATCAGTGCCAATGACGGAATATCTCGATTATCAGCACCGGCTACCGAACGTTTCTCGACAATCGCTTTCTTTGATACAACAATCCGGTTGTTGAACTCTTGCTTTTCGATTTTTGAGAATGCTTCGCTTTTTGAGATGTCTATCATTGCTGAGTTTTCGTAGCGCTTAATCAATTCTGCTTTGAAGTCGCGCCACACTTTGTCTCCCTGCTCGTATAAACGCACTGTTACTTGTGTCATGCTTTCTTCTCTCCTTGCTTATCAGGCCTCAGTTCGTCAAGGCTAACGCCTAGAGCATCCGCAATTCGTATCATCGTTGAAAATGACGGATCTTTGATGCCACCGGATCTAATCATGTATAAAGTTGATGGGTTGTTGTATCCTGCTAAATCAGCTAATTCTGGGATGCTAATTGATCGATCATCTAAAATGTTTTGAATAGAATCCCACATGTTGTGTCACCTCAATATGTTTTAATACAGTATGTTGTAGAAGACATATATTTTTGATATACTAGATTTACAGGCTACTGTAATGGCCTGTAATAAATTAGATGGGGGGACTATTGATGGCAAAAACGAAAACTAGTGTTCGCGGAACCCCAACTAAGAAGATCGTTGTTGTAAAACCGTACACTAAGTCAAACGGAACTCGTGTCGGCGGTCACCGGTGTTCCACGCCAAACTAATCTTCAACAGTCTCTAGAATCTCCTCCTTCAGGGTCTAAGGTTTCCCTGAGGGAGTTTTTTGTCATTTTCATTAAAATGGCAAATCATCATCTTGGATGTCTATCGGCTGGCCATTATTAGCAAACGGATCCGTGGTATTCGCTCGTGAAGCATTTGGAGTCGTTTGACTCGCGTTTGTGGTCGCTGTTGCTGATGCATTGGCTGTTTGCTGTGATTTAGGGTTGTTCTGAGACGCCTGTCGTGACTCAAGCAAAGCAAAATTATCAACGATTACCTCGGTCACGAATATTTTCTGCCCTTGCGCGTTATCGTACGTACGCGTTTGAATACGGCCTTCCACACCAACCAAGGATCCTTTTTTGGTGAAGTTTGCAAAGTTCTCAGCCGACTTGCGCCAAATCTGGCAATTTACGAAATCAGTTTCTCGTTCTCCGTTTTTGCTCTTGAATTTGCGGTCAACGGCCAGCGTGAATGATCCTGCCGCCGTGCCACTTTGCGTGTAACGCAAGTCAACATCTCTTGTCAGCCGGCCTGTTAGTGAGACACTGTTTAGCAATATGCTTCCCTCCTAATTCTTTTCGCCCAATGCTCGTAGCTTTTGCAATTGCTCAGCCAATTCGGCTCTGTCTTCTGCGGACGCTTTTTTGTGTTCTGGTTTGTAACCTGGTTTAGCCCAATCAGGCAATTTCTCATTCCGAACTGGCTTTCCGTAACGGCGCTGAGGCTGATTCGTTTTGCGTTCATTGTCGTTTGCATCGACAGCAGCAACCGTGAGAAGACGCTTGCTTTCCCAGTTTTTCAAGATGCCGTTGACGTACTTGTAGTTTCGGACATTGCTCTCAACCGCAGTCCGTAGCGCATTTAGAACTAGCTTCTCAGGTTCAGGTGATCCTGCTTTTCGCATGTCATCAACCCAATCAACAAGGCTTTCTCTGGTGAACGGTGATAGTTGTCCAAACCCGTTTCCTTCCCAGAAATTGCAAATATCAAGAATTGATGATGACGACGATGACGGTTCTTCAGCAGGCCTCTCTGCTGCCTTTACTGGAGCAGTAGTCTGTTGTCGTTTAGTTTTGTCTAGTTTAGTCTCGTCTTGTTTAGTGTATGTGCTACTGTGTTGCCTACTAGGTTGTAAACTACCTTGTAAACTGTGTTGCCTACTAGGTTGCCTACTGTGTTGCCTACTATTTGACACACTGTCATCATCTTGACCACTAGGTTGCCTACTATCTGACGTACTAAGTTTTCGTGAAATATCGATGACTGAGTAGGTCGTTGCCTTAACACCGTTAGTTTGAAAATCTATCAGCCCTGACTGCTTTAGCGCGTTACGGGATTTGACGATGCCCTGACGGCTTAAACCAGTCAACGTTTCAAGTGTTCGATTCGGCATATTGAATTCGCTTGGCCAGCCTAGCTGGTTACATTGGTAAACCAGCCCATGCCATAGTGCTATCTGTCCTGTGCTTAGCGGATTAACGCTTTGCTGAATGTAGAACTCTCGAATTAGCTTGAATAAATCCATGCGGTGAGTCACCTCCTACTCGACCAGATCGTAGAGGTTGATGATCTGAGTCAGGTGCTTAGTTGCCCGGCAATACTCACAGTGCTCACACCGTTTTGGTTCTTCTTCGCCGTTCTTAACGGCTTCAATGCGTGGCTGTAGTTCCTTAACTCGTTCCAACCAATAGTCCAGCAAATCTTGCGGTATGGACACCGCCGCTTTATCTGGCGGATCCTGCTTTGAAACTGCGATGATCACCGGCACCGCCTCAACACCGTATTGCTGCCGAATCAGTTCATGATAGACGGCCATCTGCAGCGTGTAGTTATAAGCTTCGATAAAGGAGCCGTAGCGCCGCTCGTCTGGTAGATAGAAGCGCTTGTTGATGTCCATCGTGGTCTTCAAGTCAGCGAAGTACTTATGGTTGTCTGCTAAGCAATCCAACTTGCCTTTCCAAGCGACCCCGCCGATCTGACCTTTGACAATGACTTCCTTCTTGCCTTGGTAAAACTCTTTGAACATCGGATCAGTGCGTAGGGTTTTGATCATGTTGTCAGCCACTTGGTACTCGCGTTTGAGTTGTCCTTTGGTTGCGCCGCGTGTCGAGATGATCTCCGGGTGTTCCTGCTTAAACTTGCGGTGTGCATAACGGCTTTGAAAATAACTGTGAAGGTAATTGCCGACCAACAATGCCGTTGGGTCGCGTTTAGGCTTCCACTCGCCCTTCAGTTCGGCCAAAGCTTCGGCCTCGCAGGCCATGAACTTTTTGAACCATGTCGGCGATTGATACTGCCAATCCATGCGATTCGTGTAGTAGTTTCTACTTGTTAGCTTGATTCTGGAAGAGGTTCGCAACTTCTTTGTCGGTAACTGGACGATGTTCAGCTCGGTCTGGTTGGCTGGTTTCTTTTGGCTTTGTCTCTTTGGTTTCCTTGGCATTTGCAGCATGTTTCGACTCCTCCTTCGGCTTGCTATCAATCAGATCATCAAAGTTTGGTGTCACGTCCTTAGGTTCCGCGTTGTCATATTCATCGGCCGTGGTGTCATTGACGGCCCCAAGTAAAAGGTCGTTGTCAGAACTTGAGTTGATGAAGAACTTGGCAGCCCGGTTGAGCACCGTTCGCTTAGCCATTTCCTCGGGGAACTCTTGCTGAACCTTTTTGGTTTTGGCATGACTCCAGCTTTGATCAATCTGCTTCTTGGTCATGATGGTGAAGTTCTCAACGCCATTGTTATCGACGATGACAGCAAATGCTGCGGCAATAGCGTTGTCCTGATTCTCAATACGCGGCTCGAATACTTTGACGACCGTCCGGCCTCGATCAGAGCCAATTTGGAATTTATCGCCTTCCCGAACAACCTCGGCCCAAACATCCTGAACATTGTCCAATCGTTTTAGGATCGCCAGGCTACCAAAGTACGAGCGCATCAGGGTCAGGTCTTTGCCGTAAGGAATGAAGTAAACCTGATTCTTAGCTGGGCTGAGACCCTGAATCACCATATTAAGCAATGCTTTAGCTTGCGATTGCGGGGTAGTTTTATCTAACAGCGATGGCCCTTTGCTGTTATCTGATAGCGTGAGCCAAGCCGAATTCAGCGCATTGCTAGGGCTATAGTTCGCCGGAAGTTTCAAGCCTTCATTCTTCTGCATCTCAGTGATGCGGTTGTTGACACTTGCTACAATTTCATTTGCCATTTCAATTCCTCCTAGTAGTCGGCGGCAATTGCCACACCGCCAAGTTCGTTCAATATATATTCGCGGATTTCATCTGGATCATCTTTGATCGTGTCACCTTCAGGCCCGATATTCGTGATAACTGCTTCGCCTGAATAAATGGGATCTCCCTTCCAATCAAGCTTTACAATCGTGGTAGCCATTTCACTTTGCCGCCTTTCGTGATAAACTTGAGACATAATAATATCTGCAATATTGTTGACTTCCCGTAGTTGGCGCTACGGGATTTTTTTGTGCGCATTTGTTGAGCATCCGTTGACTAAGTTCGAACATCCAAAGCCAACCGCGATCGCCGTGGCCTTTATAAATCACGTTCTCGACCTGATCGTGAATGTCTTGCCAATACTCTTTTGTATCTCGCATGTGCTTTCCTCCTATTCAATCCACTGCTTCCATCCGCCCACCGCCGTGGCACCGATCATGACGCCAGCCATAGCTACAAGCAGATACTTCCAAAACGCTGATGTTGGATCGAGCAGCACTGACATGATTGCTTCTAACATTGCCTATACCCCCTGCTGACGTGCAAACCAACGCTCCATCTTCTCTGGCTCAACACGCTGGGTCTTACCGGGACCGACAAACGGAGCACCTTTTTTCTTCCAGCGACTAACTGTTGCCGCTGAAACCTGATAATGTTCCATAACATCCTTGGGCGCCCACCACTCCTTGGGTTTGAATGGCTTACGCTGCTTTTTTGGTTTAGCGACATCAATCAATGTGAATCCTTGTTCCATGCCTGCTCATCCTTCCTCATATAATGAAGTTTCTGGTAATGCGGGAGCCTTTCGCTGAAAAGATCCATGATTGAGATGCCTAGCATTTCGCAAATAGCATTTAGTTCGGTTAGATCTGCGACTGTGCTATCCATTTTTTCGAATGCGTATGCTTTCAAGTTTTTAGCGTCATCGCGTGTAAAGTTGGGGTCATTAGCAAGGCCCTCGATGTCGTACTTGATGAAAGAAGCTTTCTCCTCGTCTTCTTCTCGTTTATCGGTGAATAAAAGACCTCGTAAATCGTGGTATATTCCGTCACCGCTAAACAGTTTAGGGATTCCTAGAAACAAGTTAGCCATTTCATAGCTTAGTTCGCTGTCATTCATCGAATTGGCAATGTCAGTAGCCTCATTTGCTCTAATGGGAGTTCCATGAAAATAGTTATTGATCGTTGAGCGCCCTAATTTTGCTGCATAAGCGATCACCTTCTGTGGCGTGTTGGTTCTAGTAGCGAACCTATTCAAAGGGCTACTAATTGTTGCTTTCATACGTTCCACTTCCTTTAAAAGATGAAATATTGGTGGATATTGATTCATGCTATAGAGGGCTATTATTAACCCATAGCAAGTTGATCAGAGACGTTTTGTTGATCGTCTTGTGTTTCCCTAATCAGCATCATCGTGGCAGTTGACGGATGCCAGTTACTGACGAACTCGTCTGCCCTGTCAAAATCTCGCTTGCGGAGTTGGGTTCGTGTCTTGATACCGACGTACTCGTTCATACCGCGACTGACATCTTTGTAGAGCAGCCCACGTTGCTTCTGAGTTATCCGAAGATGATGCGTATTGATATAACTCTCAACCACGTTCCGCACCTGTCGGCTGATGTAGCTATATTCTCCCGGAGCAATTGGGGCGTTCTTTTCTAAATCAGTGACACGGTTGTCAAGCTTCATGACCTTCTCGGCGCTCCTATTGGCCACTTCCATGGTTAAAGCAAGCTTTTCCTCGGGAGTCCGAGGCAGCGCTGCGAGTTGCTTGTACCGCTTCTCCACAGAGATGAAATACTGGCGGGCTTGCTTACCTTTATTTGTCCGTTGGATCATGGCAACTTCCTTTGCCATGTCGAGCGTCATGACGTGATCAATCCGTGGACGACCACCAATAGGTTTTTCACTTTTTTGTGATAAACCTTTAAAGTCAGTGTTTTCCGTAAATCCATAGTCAATCATGCGGTCAAACCACTGCGTATATGGCGTATCTACTTCCAAGAAATCGTGCAGCTCGCGACCGCTTACTGCGATCGTTCCATCATCACGCCTGATGGTCTTGATTAGTTCATTCATTTTGGAACCTCCTTAAATCAAGCAATTGTGTGTATTCATGGAACAATTCACGTGCTTGTGGCACTTGATCGTCAGATAACGATGAGACGTTCCGAAGATCAAAATGATACCTAAGCAATGTATTGAAAGCTTCTACCAGTTTGTAGCTGCCATATGTCTCCTTCCCGAAACGTTGTTCATACCTTTTTCGCAGTTCGTCTTTAACTTCTGCCTTGAAGGCTTTTGCTTCTGGATTAAGACCGCCGACTGGAGAAATTTCTGAACGTATCTCACGGCGAAAGTCATTATCAGAAAGGAGATCTTTGAATGCCGCCTTAAGTTCTTCCTTTGTCGCTTCCATTAGTTCTTCACCTCCTCATTCAACAGAGCATCGACTGTTATTCCCAAAGCTCTTGCAATGTCATTTAGTGTGACTGCATCTGGGCGTTTAGTTCTGCTTTCAATCGTGCTAATTGTGGTCTGAGGAACTCCGGAGACATCAGATAAATGTGCTTGAGACCATCCGTGGCGTTCCCTTTCCTGCTTTACTTTTTGACCAATTGTCAAAGAATTCACCTCCCAAGTTAACGCATGTGCGTAACTATATTTTGATTATAACGCATGGGCGTATTTTGTCAACGCTCATGCGTAACATTTTTACATTTAATTGATTTACGCTTAACGCATATACGTTAGGAGCTGATATTTTGTCAGAAGCAGAACTTATCATCAATCGCCTTTACGAACTTATGCGCGAACGTAATCTAACGGTAAATCGTGTCGCTAATCTTGCCGGGGTAAGCCAGTCAACTGTCAGTTCCTTTATCTATCGGAAGACGGTTCCCCGAGTTGACTTGTTGCACTCTCTCTGCAACGTCCTAGGCATCTCCGTCCGCGACTTCTTCGACTTCCCGCCTTACAACGAGGTGGAAAAATGAGTGAGCAATTCAATGTTGATAGAGTACTGTCTGCGGTAAATAATCCGTCTTCTGTGTTTTCAGCTTATTCACTAAGCATTCAGAAAATGGAAAGCACAATTGCAATGGCCGAAAGAGCCGTGCGGGTGTTTCCGATAAAGTCAATAGCATCAACTGCAATGGTTGTTCCCACGAAATTACCTAATATAAACGCCACTTGGAAAGCAGTCATCACGGAGATCGAAAATTCCGATATAGTACTTGCGCCATCAGCAAACTATCTAAACAGGTTACTTGCTGATATGAACTATATTTCTAGTGCTCAGGTTCATTCTTTATCAATGCTTGCGTCTGATGACTTTGTTAAACAGTTTTCTCTCGACTTGAAGCAAGCGTTTCCTCTCGCTGGGGACCAACAATTGAATGATGCTATAGGTGCAGCCCAAAGTCTCAGCAACGGTGCGAGTGAAATCAATTGGAATATTCTGGAAAATAAAGTAGATAAACCCGAATACACAACAGGCATTGATGAAGGATCGCTTGGTGAAAATGTATATATACATCGTGAGCATGCTAAGCTTCAACTTTTTGTCCTCCAAACAAAGGAATGGGTAATTTGGTTCTGGGACAAATCAAAAGATGTTAAGGAAAATACTGAGAACGCCGTTTTTTGGCTGTTTGTACTGCAACAACTATTTAAATGGATGTGCTCACTACATCGGTGATTGCCTCCTGCCAAGTGCGATAATTGCATTGAAGGGAGGTGATTACCTTGACCGACAAGGAAATTGCTATGAAACTAACGGAAGCATATCTGGACCATCTGAACCACCAGATGGATAACAAGCACACCCACACCGATCTCGACAAAAACGGCGTTATGGATGCTTACAGGAGCTTCTATAATGCTGTTGCAAGCGTTGATTCTGGCAAATAATCGACATTGATTACAATTTCATAGTTTTCTTCGAGAGCTGCTAATTCCGATAGCAGCTCTTTCAATTCTTTTGTATTACCCACACTTGCGTGAATTTTTAGCTCAGGGATCTTGACTTCCTCGTTCATTTGACTGCCTCCTCTCGCTGGGCGGGAATGTGTTTACTTAAAGTTGACTGATATTCCAAAAAAATAAGATCAGGCTTCGTTTTTAAGGCCGTAGCAATTTTGAATGCCAATTCATAGCTAACGCGGCGTTCTCCACGTTCTATCAATGAATAATATCCTTTACTGATGCCAATCATATCTGAAATGTCTTGCATTGTAAGATGAAATTCCTTGCGGCGTTCTTTCAGCTTTTCATTCAAATGATCACCTCCTAATCAACTT